ACCTTGATCTGAACGCGGTAGTCAGTCATCGCCGCCCTCCGTACCGAGCTTGCCGGCTTGGCATACCCTTCCGTTCTGTCGATACCAGACCTCCAGTTCCGATAGTCGGAAGCGAACCATGCGCGACAACAGGTAGTGAGGGATGCGCTTTGCGGCACGCATCTGCGGATCGGCGAACCAGTAGTAGGGCAGCCGGAGTGCGAAGCTGGCCTGTCGGGCATCGATCATCGACTCGTCTTCGGCCAGCGTTTCTTGAGATGGGGTAGGGTTGTTCATGTGTTGCTCCAGCAGCGGTCCTGCCAGGCGCACATCCGGCATTCGAAGTGGGTCGAGTCATGGAAGGCGCGCGGCAGGAGTTCTCCCGCCTCGGTCGCCGTGATGACCTTCACCGCCCGATCCGACATGCGTTGGGCCAGGGCCGCCTCAAATGGCACGATCTCGGTGTAGATCTCCATCGTGTCGGCGTTCAGCGCCGTGAAGATCGCCGGGTGATCGTGTAGTTCGAGATAGGCTTGATAGATCGCCACTTGCGCGGCATAGACGGGCTTGGCCACGGCAAGCAGGTTCTTCTCCAGCTCGCGCCAGGACTTGTTACCCAGGCATTTGCATTCCCAGAGTGCCGGATAGGCGAAGCCCTCCGGGCCACTGACGATGACGCCGTCGATATGGCCCTGCAGGCGGCCCTCGGCCACGGAGAAGCCGAACTGCTCGCCGTCGGCCTTGCGGGTGCGCAGATCGAAACCCGCGTCCCGCAGCCACACGACCATGCAGTCCTCCATGACGTGGCCGCGCTCGAAGATGCGCAGCATCCGTCCGGGAATGTCGCGTCCATGGTCGACGGGTGCCTTGACGTACTCGAACTGCAGCGCTCGCTCGCAGGCCACGCCCAGACGAGATGCACCAAGGTACTGGCGCTCGGACTGGCGGGCACGCGCCTGCTGCATGCCGGCGTCGACCAGGGCGGTGATCTGTCCGGAGATGCTTGAAGAGGAGTTGAAGTCCATCATAGCTTCCCTCCCTTCGGCTCTTCCCATGGCAGGTCATTTTCCAGATCGGCAAACGGATCACGGACAACCTCAGCTGCCGGCACGCCGCGCAGCGGCGGCGTGCTTGCCTGTTCGTGATGCTCGGTCAGCGCCTCGGTGTAGCGCGTGACGATGGCGTCGATTACCGTCATCGCCTCCGCTTCCGAATACGCCCCGAGCGGCTTGTCGAAGCCGATGTGCCCGGCCGCCGCTCCGAAGGCCTTGAGGCAATCGCGCATCGCCGCGTGCTCGATTTCGCTGGCATCAATCACGAGTGCCTCCCCGCGCTCCTCGGCCGCCAGTCGCCGACCGTAGAGCGTGTGGAAGATGTCCTGGCAGCGACGGCTGCAGAACACCCAGTCGAGCGGATAGCGCCTGGGGTCGGCGATCTTGAAGCGGCCATCCGAATGGCCGAACCCCCGCGCCCGCCGTTTGCAGACCCAGCATTTGCCGCTCATGCATGGCAGCCTCCCGGCTGCGCGCCCTGCCGGGGACGAACGGCGTGCCCTGCACAGCAGGCATCAAGCTCGACGTAGTCGTTGCGGATGGCAGTCGTGCCGATACGCACACCCTTCGGATGGCGGCAGCGGGCGATGCGCAGCCCGCCGATGTCGCTGGCGCTCGACCGGTCGAGATGGCGGCAGTTGCCGCAGCGTTTCCCTTTCATGCCCGCGCCCCTTACTGCGCCCAGGCAGGCTTACCGGGAACGGCCGGACGCTGCGTGGCCGCCTGTTGCGGTGCCGTCGGTGCAGGTGCTCCGGTACTGCCGCCGGCAGCCGGCGCATTGGAGGCCATACTCATCAGGGCCGCGTAGTCCTTGTGGTCTGGCTCGACGGCAAGCTTTACCACGTTGCGGTTTTCGCCCTTGGCATCCTTCTCGACATCGACGCGGGCCAGGAACTCGATGCCGTCCAGCTCGTGAAAGCCGTTGATGCGCCGGGCGGAAGCCGCCTGCGGGGAGTTGTCCTGGGGATGAACGTTGCGGGCGGAATTGAGAATGCCCCGGATCATGCTGCGCCCCATCTGGCCCCAGGTCGGACCTTTTGGGGAGTGCAATCCAATGTTCGACCACATCTTGCGTTTGGCGAATGGCCCCTCCAGCACGACGAACTCGCAGGCAAGGTAGACACTGCCAGTGTCGAAGCTCTCGGTGGCATAGCCCCCGGTCCATCCTTGGGCGGGGTCGTCATGGCCACCCGGCTTGATGGTCATGCGCACTTTGACGGTCGTGCCCTTCGGGATGAGATCGAAGCCCTGCTGTTGTTCGGCGTCGTTGAAATCGGTCCAGGTGTTCATTACGTGTCCTTTCAGTGATGGATGGCGGCGTTGTCGCCAGCGCATTTGCGGATGAGCTTCAAAAGGTTCGGCTCCTCGACGAGGTCGAGTCGGCCAGAACGGTCTTTGGCGGGATAGCCCCAGGGATTGAGCGTCTGGCAGACGAAGGCGCGGTAAAGCTCTCCCTCGTCGGTCTTGAGTTCGGCCAGCGTCACGACCTCATCGACGATGCCGGGCAGTTCCAACGCGGTCTTCGATCCCTCGATCTGCGGCACGAAGACCCTGCGGTTGAAATCGTCCAAGCGTTCGTCGAGGATGGCAACGAAGATGACGTTCTTGTCCCGCGCGTGCTGTAGATGGGTCAGCGCGGCGATCATCTCGGTGCCGAGCAGCCCGTAGGCGCCCCGGGTATCGGGCTTACCGGTGCGGTCGGAGAAGGCCTGGGGCTGCGCCTTGGCCCAGGTCAGGCACAAGCGCGAGAGCACGGTGATCGAGTCGACGAAGTAGGTGTCGTACTTCGCCAGCCGGGCCGGGTCGCCGTAGCCTTCGCAGACGTGCCGGTAATGCGCATCGGAAAACGGCGCATCGGGCGGCAGCGCCGGATTCGGGCCGGCGAGGAACACCACCAGATCGCGGAACTCGGGCCAAGTGGCGGGCCGCACGCAGTCGCCACGCCAGGCCTTGACGGCGAGGTCGCCAGCCTCAAGGTCTACGAACAGCGTCGAGGCTTCGGGCAGAGTGCGCAGCTGGCTGGTCTTGCCGATACCACTCTTGCCGAGCAGCGTCAGCTTGGCGCCGCTCTTTTCCGCGAACCGTTCGTCGGCAGTGATGATGCGAAGGGGCTTGTCCATCACGCTGCCTCCTGGATCTGGTCGGCAACGGCAGGATTCCAGAGAATCTGGTAGCCGGAATGCCCGTTGCGCGAGTACGGCATGGCCTCGGCCCAGGACTCGCCGGCCTCGGTCAGTTCCCACTCGTCACGATCGTTGCGAAACTGCAGGCCGTGGTCTGCCAAGAGCCGGTTGGTGCCCTTGGCGGAACGACCGATCAACTTGCCGAGTTGGGTGGCATTGAGCGAGCAGATCGGATCGGCGGCGGCGGGAAGGGTGCGACGCAGCGTCTCGACGGTGAGGCCGGTGTTCTCCTGGATGCAGGTCAGCGTCGCGGCCATCGCGATGCCGGTTTTGACGCCGGGCACCTTGGCGATTGCTTCGCCGATCAGCAGGATGGCACTCACCCGATCCTGTGTCGGCGCAGACAAGGCCGACTGTGTGTTGGCGACGCTGTATCCACCGGTCTTGCGGATCGCGGGCAACACGTCGCTGGTGACCCAGCGTTTGAAGCGCTTGGCGGCATCCTTAGTGCTGCCGAGGATCAGAGCATAGAGCCCCGATTCGTTGATGAAGTTGGCGCGCTGCGGGCGGCCGAGCGTGTCGATGACCTCACGTTTCGTTAGGTCATCGACATCGACGTGGTCGGCGACAGCCTTGTGCGGGTTGGTGAACTCCAGCGCCGAGCACACATCATTGGCGTTGAACCACGGCAGACCCAGATCGTCGACCTGGACGCGCACGGCGTGCGCGTCGAACTGGAAGGGAATGATTGCGCTCATTTTCACTCCCCCGAGTCGATGGAAAGGGTGAAAGACGGCTTGCCGGCATCCACGGTGCGGGCAGCGGCGAACTGCTGTTGCAGTGCCGGAGGCCAGTTCGTGTAGCGGGACTCAGAGACGGACAACTTGATGTCTAGGTAGCCCTCGACCTTCTCGCCCGAAGTCACGATGCGCTCGGCGATTTCGGCCAGTTGCTTCTGATCCCAACTGACCTTCTTAGGCAGCTCGAACTTGAGGTGCAGCGGGCCGTCGCTGATGTGGGCGGTGCCGAAGTCGCGGCCGGATTCACGCAGCGCGGCGCGTGCCTGTTCGCCGTAGCACTGATCCAGCGCCGCATCGAACTTGGTCCGGGCCTTTTTGAGCCAATCGATGGCGGCATCGAGGTTCTTGTCGATCTCGTGCTTCTGCGCTGCCGGCAGCGCGGCCAGTTGGCTGACAGACATCTCGGCGATGTCGGCGGGGAAGATGGTCAGATCGCTCATGGCCGCCCCCTCACTGGTAAGCACGAACCGAAGTCGAATAACGCGAGACGCGCCGTTCGAAGGCTTCGATTTCGGAGATCAGGTAGGTGACACGCGCCCCGAGCTTGCAGAAGACGGGGCCGAGCTGTTCCTGCCGCCAGCGGCGCAGGGTTTTGACAGAGAGCCCCCAGCGGATGGCGAGCTCGTTCTCGTCAAGGGCGATGCGCGTGACACCGTCCGGGAGGGGCCGCGTGACTTTCCGGCCGGTTTGAACAGATGGAACTTGGTTTTGCATTTGGAGCACTCCTTTTGTTGAAGTGCTCCTATTTCCTCGCATACCGAACTGCGGTATTTCGCAGTCTTCCCGCAGAAATTACGCTGGAATTACAACGCCTTGATTCCTACGCGGTTTCTGGCTCCTCGGCATGTGCTTGGGCGTGGTCAACGACGCCCTTGACGGTGTCCGATTCAGTTTGATAATCGGGCGCGCCGATGTTGAGTTCCCACAGACGGGGTTTGTTGTTGCCGTCGGCACCGCGGATGTAGTTCTTCCACTCGGGCGCGCCACGGAAAAACTCGTTCATCGCGCGGATGGTCATGTCCGCCGCATTCTCCAGTTGCTGCTTCGTGCACTTCTTCTTCTGCGACGTCCATGCCTCCACGAGAACCTCGGTAACGTCGATCCATCGTTTCTGCGTAAGTGGCCACGGATCTGGCCACGGGCCGACCAGCAGGGCATTGTGCATGTCTTCCTTGATCAGGCGCGGCGTATCGGTGGCCGCCGCCGCATTTTGCCTACGGCGTACTTCACCTTCGGCGCGCGCGAGGTCGAGCCTGACCTCGCCATCACCCTCGACCAGAAGAGCATCCACAGACACTACGATGCCCGGCCCGAGGAATCGGCGATGAGAGTCGGCCGTCGTAGTCAGGACGATGGTCAGGCCAAGGTTGGACTGGCGCAGCACCGTATCCATCTTGTCAGCATGCTTGGGCTCCCACAGGCGCGACACCAGGGCAACGGGGAGCCTCTGGTCGCCCATGCGATAGTTGCCGAGAACGAATGGCTCGTGCTCGTCCGGGCTGATAGGCTTTTCGATCAGTTGATCCTTGAGCAGCAGATCGAGCCGCTCGCGCAGATACGATTTGTCGACCGCATATCGGCAGAGGTCGCCTTCGGTGAGATCGAACCGCTCCCCGGTAAGCTCATCCTGCGCCCAGGTGCTGGTGCTGTTCGACTGCACATTCATTCGACGGAAACCGGACTGGCCGTCGTCGTCCTCAACCGGCACCGTGATGTAGTCGCCCGGGGCCTTCTTCTTCAGCAGGCCTTTGGCGACAAGATCGGCTGTGGGCAATTGCAACGCGGTCAACAAATGACCATCAATTTCGTCCGCAGCCAGATCGAGCAGCTTCATCTCGGCGCGGAACAATGCGCTGTCTGCGCCAACCTTCGCCGGCTCGATGCGCTTCATCACGCCGAGCGATGTCAGGATGCCCTCGCCACACTTGCGCAGCCGAGGATCGGGAAAGGTGAGCAGATTGCAGGAGCCGCGCCGCCCGACGGTGATGTCCAGCGCACGTGTTTCCGTCTCGCCGTCGAACCGCACGACGAACGACAGCTCGGCTTCTTGAATGGAACGGCAGGCGGTGATCGGGTTGTGCTCGCCAAAATGATCGAGGGCCACGCGCCAGATGTCATCGTTGCCGGCCAGCGCCAGTGTGATGCTGTGGCGGGTATGACCAAGGGTCACGTTCAACGACGATACCCAGGCGTCCACGACCAGCGCGCCGATTGCCTTGGCTGCCTTCAGATCGACCGGGTTCTTGAACATGGCCAGCTCGTAGCTGATCGCGTCCACCGGTTGTTTTGAGAGCGGCTTGTCGAACCCGATCAATGAAAACCGGTCAGCCAGCCGTTTTGCCGTGCTCTGCCGGTTGGAGAGTACATGGACTTTGTTCTCGACAGGGTCATAGACCAGGGTCGCTTCCAAAGCCGGGATGTAGAGCAGCAGGTCGCGTCGCCGATCCTTCATCTGGCGTAAGGTGCGCATTTTTCCGGGGTGGTAGACGACCAGGTAATGAAGGCGTCGTTTACCGGTTTCATCGCCATCATCCATCTCGAAGTGGATGATTTCGCAGCTTGCCTTGGCCTCATCGTCCAACTCAAGAATCTCGCCCACGCCCTCGTGGAGCTTCCGCGCGACTTCCTCAGTCCAGACGAAATCACGCCCGTCGCCGTCCCGAACGCTGAAGCCCAGAAACTTCTTGTGCCCGTGGAAGTGGTGGGTGAGGTAGATGGTTTCGATCTGGTCGAAGATATTGGGGGCTTTGGCCCTGAACCAGATCAAGCGGGTCATCGCATCGGAAGTGCGGTCATACGTATCGAGTTCGGCATGCCCCTCGAACTCGATGGCAGAGTATGCGTATTCGAGCATTTCCTCGGTGCGGAAAAGCGCCAACTGCAGGAGGCGCACAGCTTCCTGATCGGCGATGGCAATGGCTTCGGGTTTGACGGATGACAAGGCGTCGGTCAGTGTCGACCGGACGACGTCCTCGGGTCTCGATGCGTCCAGCAAACCGAGGAATGCGAACTTGTCGACTTTCGAGAGCAGGGCGATGGCCGGCAGCGTTGCCGACCCAATCAGCTCGACGAGATGTTTGCTGTTCTTGAGGGACTTCTTGGCCACTTACTACTCCTTGAACAATGCCGAGTGGCCTGCCTCCCGCGAAATGGCAACGCCGCCAGCGTTACGACGATCACGGGATGATTCCCATCCGAATCTTGGTCTTGATGCTGGACAGCCAGTCCTCGCGGTACTGCAGAGCAAGAGCATCGAGATTGACCCGGCCGACACCCGCCTTGCGAGCCAGATCTTCCAGCGAGGTCATGCAGTCGAGCCAGCCAAGACCATTCGAGGCCACCAGGGCAGCCTTGTCGGCCGTCGTGACCACGATCACCTGTGATGGCAGTAGCTTGTTGGCGAACAGCCAAGCGAAGAGATGCTTCTCGCCGTCGTCGAGGGTGCCGCTCGGCGGGTGGCTCAACACCAGGGTGGCAAGCTCCTTGCGCGTGACCGGGTGCTGCCCGGCAAGCCCCGCCTTCAAATCGGCGGGCGGGACCGCAATGTGGCGGGGGTCGCCAGGATTGCCCGTCAGCGTTTCTTCAACGCACTTCTCGACCGTCTCGATGGCGAAGTGGTTGCTGATGGCCGTCCAGCAACTTGTGCGGAACGATTCGAGGATGACATTGGTGTCCGCGAAGACCCGGATTTTCGGCATACGGTGCTCACCTCACAGCTCGAACGGTGCGGTGAGATCGTACTGAGCGAATAGCTCGGTCAACCCGCCGAGACCGAGGCCCATGGCCTTGGCTGCTTTGCGAGCCGACAGCCTTCCGTTCTCCAGTGCCTCGTGAAGCATCTTCACAAAGGTGGGAGAGAACCGTTTGGGTGGGCCTGAAACGGATGGCCGCTGCTTCTCCAATGAGAGGTCGCGGCGCATGTCGTCACCGATGAGCTTGAGGTTCAGCAGCCGCCACGCCAGCGTGACGGGGGCGACCCGCAGCAGGGCAGCGACTTCACACAAATGTGCGATGTCGTCCAGGCGATTCCGGTCGATCAACTTGTCGAGGGAGATGCGCGGCATCAGAAGGGCGGCGGCGAAACTGTTCGCCAGCTGCTCGATGCGCTTACCCTTGTTGCGATCTTCGACGGAGTTGGACTCCCTGTGATCCGGCTTCATCGCATCCCAGGTCAAGGCATGAAAAAGCTCGTGAGCCAGATCGAAGAAACGCCGGGCTTCGTTCTCGTTGCGGTTGATCAGGATGACGCCCATCTCTTCAAGGTGACAGGTCGCCCCCGAGATGGACTGGCCATCGGCAGATTCCACCGTGTCGACGAACAAGACCGGTATGTCCAGCTCTCGCTCGATCTTGTCGATCAGACCCTCGGCCGGAATGACGCCAAGATCTAGTTCGGCGACTAGACTCTCTGCGCGCTCCTGCGCATCCTCATAGGAGGACTGCGCGGATAGCCGCAGCGCGCGCTTGAGCACGCTCGCCCGGCTGTCCTGCTGCTCACGCAGCCAGCGAAGCAGGCCGATCCATTGGCCCGCCTTGAGTTCGAAACCGTCCAGGCTGTCCTCCGGTACCTCGGGCGCTGCGCGCCACGAGAACTGTGCTTCGCCAGCCACTGCGAACGGATCAATGAAGAACTCGATGTCACGGTCGAGCAGGTCGGAAAGCGCCAGCATCTCGTCCGGTTTGAGCCCGCGCTTGCCGTTTTCGATGTCGGAAACCGACTGGCGGTCATTCAGACCCAGCCCTTGGGTGAGCTCATCCTGCGTCCAGCCCTTAGCCTCGCGCGCCGCCTTGACGCGGTAGCCGATCAGCTTTTGCGAGATTTTTTCGAGCATGGCAGTCACCTCCTAAACCAGCATTTTATTCTTGCGAACGCAAAAAGGCAAGATAGTCTTGCGAATAATATTAAGCAAGATGAATCGATTGCCCTGCGTTGCCATCCTCTTCGGAGGATCAGGCTCACTATCCATGACAGTCGCTATTCCTCGGAGCCGTCATGAAGAACATCGAACTCGCATCACCCTCGGAGATGTCCGCCAGCGCCCGTGCTGGCGAAATAACCGCCATCCTTGCGGCATCCATCGTCCGCACACTCGTCGCGGACGAGCCAAAACAGAGAGCAGTTGGACTTGGCTTCCTGCCCGACCAGCGCGTTCATACAAACCCCTATCAACAGGAGAAGTTGTGATGAACGAGAAACAAGCATCCGTCGCCGCCCGGATCGCCGAGTTGGCCTGCCTGCCGATGTCTGAACTCTGGTCGCTCTGGGATCGGTACTTTCCCCGCCGCCCTGATTATCCGAATCGCACGCACGTCGAGTCGCGCATTGCCTACAAACTGCAGGAGGAAGCCTTCGGCGGCCTCGCTCCCGAGACAAAGCAGCGGCTGGAAGCCATCGGTGCGAAGCACTCCAAGATCAAGCTGCGCGCCAAGCCACGTGAATTCAATTTCGCGCCGGGCACGGTGATTCTGCGCGAATGGGGCGAGCGCGAGCACCGGGTTACGGTCAA